GCCGCAACTAAGCGGCCATGAACACGGGCTACTGGTCGTCGGCCATGAACGCGGGCGAATATTCGGAGGCCACGAACACTGGCAGCTACTCGGCTGCCGTGAACACTGGCGACCAATCGGTTGCCATGAACGCAGGCTACCGTTCGACATCCATGAACACGGGGGAATACTCAACGTCCAAGAACGAAGGCGACCAGTCGTTTGCCCTGAAAACGGGCTACCACTCGGTAGCCGAGGTGATGGGCACCGGTTCGGTCGCGGCATCCCTTAGCGCCCAAGGGCGCGCCCGCGCTGCCGCTGGCGGCGCAATCGTCCTCTGCTACCGCGACGAGATTAGCGGTCGCCTAATCAATATCCGCGCCAGCATAGTTGGCGAAAATGGCGTCAAGCCGGACACCTGGTACGTTCTCGACGCCGCTGGCGGATTTATCGAGGTTACCGAATGAAAACGAACTGCGGGCAGACGACGAAGGCAACGAGCAATGCCAGTCCTATCTGACAGCGGGCCTGATTGAATACGCGGAGGAAGAGGAATGCCAGTTTCTGAACTGATTGACGATCTACGCGGCCGGATAAACCCGGTATACGCGTCCCAGCCCGGAACAGAAAGCCATGAGCGCAGGCTGTGTGCCGAGGCACTGGAGGCGCAGCGCGACAGAATCAACGAACTTGAAGGAGCGATAGGCCGCGGCTACCGAATGCTGCTATCTGAGCCTGACACGAAAGGCGCTCTATTCAAAACCGAGAACATCCTGCGGGAAGCGCTGGAGCTGGCAGCCAAAAACCTGATCTCCGTCAGAGGCCGGCACCATACCGAGCAGGCGTACAAGCTGCCGCATGAGGCGGTTGAGAAAGTAGGCACCCTGCCGGAGTCGCAACGTAATGCCAAATCGTCGTGAGGATACTGTAGCGCCATGCCAAAAATAGTTAGATTCGACAAGGATGAAGCCCTTACCGACTGGAAAACCGGGAAATATACGGTACGCGATCTTGCGTCTAAATATAAGGTTTCACCGGGCACAATCCATAAGCTCGTTGTCGGAGTAGACAAGTCACTAGCCCCTTTAATAAACAAAGCAGTTGAAATAAAACAAGAACTTACAAATTTTAATGAACGGGAGATAAACAGATTTGAACAAGAAGTAAGCGAGCGTACAAAACACATTCAATTCTTCACCAGCGCTAACGCACTGATTGCCAAGACGGTCATCAATAAAGTGCAGGCGGATGGCGATGAAGCCAGCTATCAGGACTTGAATGCAGCGGCCAATGCCATCACCAAGGCCCAAGAGAATGTTCTGGGCAAGCAGCCGGATAGTGTGGTCAATGTTGGGGTGACGCAGCGGACGGTGATTCAGTCGGCAGATCGGGTGCGCGAGATTCGACAAAAGCTGATAAGGGACATCTGTGGCGAGTAGCCTTTCGGAAGAGGATGAGATTCTGCGGGTAATGCTGCTGGATGACTTCCAGCTATTCGTCGAGTATTTCTTCCGGGCGCAGTACGGCCGGCGCTTTGTGGTGGCCGAGCATCATGCGCAGATTACTGAGGCATTGACGCGGGTGGCGGCCGGAGAGTGCAAGAGGCTGATTATCAATATCCCGCCTCGCGCCGGAAAGACTGAGATTGCCGTCAAGATGTTCGTCGCTTGGTGCCTGGCGCACAATCCGGCGGCGAAGTTCATCCACCTTTCGTACTCCGATGACCTAGCACTGGACAACTCCAGCTCGATTCGGGACGTGGTGAAGTCTGCCGAGTATCAGAAGCTCTTTCCGATTGCGCTCAAGGCTGACTCTGACAGCAAAAAGAAGTGGCTGACCAATGAGGCGGGCGGCATGTACGCGACGGCGGCAGGGGGCGCGATTACCGGATTCGGAGCGGGATTGATGCACCGAATCAGGACGGGAACGGAATGCGCGGCGGATGGATTTGGCGGCGGAATTTTAATTGACGACGCCTTGAAGCCAGATGATGCGTACTCGGAAACCGTGCGCGGCCGTGTTAATAATCGCTTCAACAACACCATCGCCAGCCGGGTGAATAGCCCGGATACGCCGATTGTCGTGGTCATGCAGCGGCTGCACGAAAACGACCTGACCGGCTATCTACTGGCCGGTGGAAGTGGCGAGAAATGGGAGCACCTGTGCATTCCGGCGATCAATTCGCATGGTGAGTCAATTTGGCCAGACAAGTGGTCGATTGAACGGCTGCGGCAGATGGAAGCGGCAGACCCTTATACCTTCGCCGGGCAGTACATGCAGGTGCCGTCGCCACTTGAGGGGGGATTATTCAAGCCTGACAACATCGCCATCATTCTGGTATTGCCGGTTGAGTCAATCGAATGGGTACGCGGTTGGGACTTCGCCAGCACCACGACGGGCGACTGGACGGCGGGCGTAAAGTTGGGCAGATTGCGCGATGGCCGATTGATTATCGGCGATGTGGTGCGCATTCGCGTGGGTCCGGACGAACGCGATGCCGCGCTACTACATACGGCGGCGCGAGATGGCTATGAGTGCAAGCAATCCATCCCCCAAGACCCTGGGCAAGCCGGCGTAACGCAGGTCAAGTACCTCTTGCGCCAACTGGCCGGGTACAGCGTCAAGTCAAGCCCGGAGACGGGTAACAAGGTGGTGCGCGCCGAGCCGGTAGCGAGTCAGGTCAATGTCGGCAACGTGATGATGCTCAAGGCCGAGTGGAATTCGGCGTTGATCAACGAAATGCGCATGTTCCCCAATGGTACATGGGACGATCAGGTCGACGGTCTGAGCCGGGCGTTCGGTCTGCTGATCGGGCGCAACCCGTCAGAGATATTCATCCCTGACACCAGCATCAAGGATGTCATTGCGGCGGCTGGGACGTGTGGGCGGTGCGCGTCATTCGGTGATGGCATGTGTAAAGAGAACTTCGGACTACAGGTAGGCGCATCGGATATTGGGTGCGGGATGTTCATTGCGGGGTGGTAGCAGATAGTCGTGACGCCACAATAGACGCATGAGCTCAGACCTTACCCATTCAGTCGCCTTTAACCATTCCGCGCCACAAGATGAGCGCACCTCTGCGCTTGCAGAGCTGCAGAAGGCGGCCATGCCAACACGCGTCATTTCGGCTGAGGTTGTTGCCAAGATGATTGAGATGGCTGATATGACCAAAGCCATCAGCCAGAATGTCGTCCCGTTCCCTGGCCCAAACCAAGGAAAGCCGGGTATGCAGTCGATTCGGCTGGATGATCGGCAGCTTGGCCTGCAAGGTGAGTATTGGGAAAAGCCGGCCGCGATGAGCTTTGATGCTCTGCGCGCCATGGTCGATCAGACGCCCGTCCTGAACGCTGTGGTGATGACGCGGATACGCCAGGTGCAGCGCTTCTGTCGCGTGCAGGAATCCGGCGAAGGCATGGGCTTCACCATCAGACATGTGGACAAAGACCATCAGATCAGCGCTAGCGAAAAAGAATCCATAGGCCTACTGAACAAGTTCATGGCGAATTGCGGCTGGGAGTTCAATGCGCGCAATCGGCGCAAGTTGCGGCGCGACAACTTCGGAAACATGATGGGCAAACTGGTGCGGGATTCGCTGGTGCTTGACTCCTGCGCCATCGAGACTGAGTTCAAGCGTAACCGCGATGCCGGCATGGATGGTATGGCGGCCATTGATGGCTCAACCATCCGTCTGACGGCAGAAGGCGGCTACAGAGGCAATGAGGATATTTTCGCCGTACAGGTGATTCAGGGGGCCATTCGTACCGCCTACACCTACGACGACCTGATATACGATCCGCGCAATCCACGATCTGACATCCTGGTGGGCGGCTACGGCCTGGGTGAGACGGAATTGCTGGTGCGCGTGGTCACTGGCTTCCTCAATGCCATGACGCACAACATCACAGGATTTGACCGGAACGCTATACCAAAAGGAGTCCTGCATCTGTCTGGAGACTACACGCAAGATGATCTGGTGGCCTTCAGGCGCTACTGGAACAGCATGGTCAAGGGCACGAATAGTCAGTGGTCGGTGCCGGTGCTCATCAGTAAGGATCAGGAAAGCAAGGCCAGTTTTGAGAAGTTTGGTGTGGATTACGACGAGATGCATTTCTCGAAGTGGATGACCTTCCTGGCCAGCTTGATATGTGCCATCTACGGCATGAGTCCGGCTGAAATCAACTTCGATGCCTTCTCGGGCGGTAATTCATCGCCTCTTAGTGGCTCAGATACCGCCGAAAAGCTGGCCGACTCGAAAGACAAGGGCCTGCGGCCTCTGCTGAGCTACTTCGAGAATCTATTCACCGACTACGTAGCCAATGACTTCAGCGACAAGTACGTGTTCCGCTGGACCGGGCTGGATGACAAAGATGTCGAGACCAAGGAAAAGCGCGCCGGCTTGATTTTGACGCTGAACGAAATGCGCGCCCAGGAGGGGTATGACGCAATCGAAGGCGACCTGGGCGATGCGCCATTGAATCCATCGCTGATTGGCCCATGGCTGCAGATGCAGCAACAAGCCCAGCAACCGGATACCGGAACCCCGCCAGAAGACGGGCAAGGCGGCGACGATCCGCCCGAAGGCTTTGGTGGTGGCGATGGTGGCGGCGACTTCGGCCAGAAACCGGATGGCGATGATGATCAAGCTCAGGACGGCGCTCCAACCAATGAAGACAGCGAAGAAGAAGCCTTTGGCAAGGCCATCAAGCCGACCGGGAACCCCGGCGTTGGCCTTGATGATGATGTGTTCTTCGACCACGACGAGCATGGCCCAACGTCCGGAAAGGTAGTAGCCGTCGGCAAGGACGGATTCACCGTCAATCATGAGCTTACCGGGAAGACCGGTGTGCTGTGGGACAAGTTCCTAGGCCACAAGAAGCGAGCCGAGCGCAGGCTGATCCCAGTCATGCAAGGCGAGGACGGCATGATTGCCCGCGATGCAGCCACCGGCAAGCGGACATTCCTTGCTGGCGAACTGCCAGACGACGGGCAAGACGAAGAGATTGTCGGCGAACACATGCAGAAGGCGATGCAGATCATGGCCAGCAGCCAGTCAGACAAGGTTGATGCCGTGGCGGCGCTGGTTGAACGCATGGCTGAACAGTCACCAGACATTCAGGGTTTGGTTGATGGCCTGGGCGCTGTGATACAGAAGGCCATGGCCGACTCCGCAAACCAGCACGCCGGGCAACTCTCCGCGCTGGCGATTGCGGTTGAAAAACTAGCTCAGTAAGAGCCTTCTGGCGACGGAATAGTGAAGGCTTTCGCGGCGGAGATTAAAAACGCAAACACCTTAAACGCAGCAATCAAAAAGGAGTAAAGACATGCCTAAATGGGTACATTCTGACGTATTGGATGGTGGTTTGAATGCCATCAAGACAGTTGCGATAAAAATGATGCTGATCAAAGCCTACACGGCCGGCGACAGCTATACGACGGTCGCCACGACAAACAAGTTGGCTGAAGTAACGGTTGCTACGGGCGACTTCACCCTATCGAGCAGCGGAAACAATCGACTAATCACTACAGCGACAAAGAGCGCTTCCGCGACGGTGAGCTCGGGGGCTACACCCGACCTGCATATTGCCTTTACGGATGGCGTATCGAAAGTGCTTTGGGTTACTGACGAAACCTCGGATCAGGTGATCACCAGCGGCAACACGGTAAACTTCCCTGCGCTGACCTATACCAGCAACCAGCCGACTTGATCTCAGCTGACAACGCCATGAGTCACGCACTGGAATTCACCAGCGAAACCGACCTAGATGCCGTATTTGTTTGCGCGACCTGCGGACAAATGGTTGGCTTCAATAAATCGGAAACGAGCGATCCGCACGCCGTAAAAGTCGGCGCTGACTGGACGGCACCTGCAAACCCCGATCAATGGATGTCGCCATGCACGCAATAAGCCGAGGCAAGCCAACTCACGCTGACAAGCTAGAACGCTGGCTCGGCAAGGATCAGGTCGAGCGTATTTCGCGCGAGTTCAAATCCTTCTACTGGCCTGTGCCGGTCAATGGCGTACCGGGCAAGGTGTTCGTCATGCCAGGCGGTGACTTCGCCGGAGAGATTCAGGCCGGCAGTTTCATGTCAGCGGCGGACGGCGCAGCCATGACCATCAAGAAACTGAAAGCCAAGATTGACGCCAAGGTGCGCGCAAGCAAGGCGCTGATGACGCTGGCCGACATCCTGCACGCCGAAGATCGGCGCATGTTTTCCGTCGGGGCCTTCGCCTCGATTGACGCCGTGGTCGCCGCCTATACTGGCGGAAAAGGTCAGTCCGTCATGTTCCAGAAAACCGGCGTTGCCTCGAACGCCATCGGAAACGCCAACGATCTTTGGACGCGGGCAGGCTTCCCTAGTGCAGGCGCAGCAGGATCGGCAGCACCGGTCGGCAAAGGCTGGTCGAAGAATGACAATGGTGCGTTACCCTACCTCAACACGGCCAGTGTTGATGCGAACCACTACTTGAATTGGGCGTTGACCGCCTCCGTAGCCAATAACTCGCTATTGCTCTACGACCGCCTGTTCTCGGTTGCCAAGACCATGAACAGCACGACGGCCGAAGCGGTAACCGGTGTGCCGTCGCGCTACCAGAATACGTCGAGCAGCGCCGTAGAGTACGCGGGCGGAAACTTCATCACCATCTCCAACCCGACAACGGTGCTTGCATCGACGGCGCACAACGTTACGGCGGCTGGTACTGCCGTCTGGAACTACACCAATCAAGTGGGGACGAGCGGCAGGAACCTCAACCACAACGGCACGGCCGTTCAGACGCTCGCAGGAGTGTCTGCCTGCGTGGTGGGTGGTATCGACCTTGCAGTGGGCAGTTGGTTCATTCCGTTGGCTGCTGGTGACAGCGGCATTGCCTCGCTGCAACAGATGCAACTGTCGGCCTCTGTGGCGACCGGAACACTTGACGCTGTGATCGGTCATCCGATTGCCATCAATGCCTGCCCGATAGCGAACATTGCCTGCCTGGACGATGGCCTTTATACGGCTATGAACCTGACCACTATTCTTGACGATGCCTGCCTGTCGTTCATCGAATTGCCGAAGCCGGCGACCTCGGCCACGAACTATAGCGGCCTGCTGCGTTATGTAAGCGAGTGAGGTGACGCATGGCGGCACGTGACTTGCTCCGGCTCCGGCTCCGGCTCCGGGGCGGCGGTGTCATACTTGCACCGAAAGGCGACTCGCTTGCCCCTGCTGTGCTGCCGATTAAGTTTCCCGGAGCGCAACTGGTCGGAGCGGCGTCTGTTCAATCGAACGCAGCAGCGACCGGTGTACTTTCGCAAACTCATAACCTTGTCGGCGCGACCAGCACGCAAGGCGGCATATCGGCGGCCGGGATCGTTGTCCAGCTACACGATCTCATTGGAGCGTCAAGCTCACAACCGAATGCAACGTCGACGGGATCGGCGACGCTGGTATATAACCTCGCTGGAACGCCGGCCTCGCAGTCATCGATAGCAGCGACCGGCGCGGTAACTCAAACGCACGTCATTTTTGGGGCCACAACGGATCAGGCGGGTGTTTCGGCTACTGGCGTAGCTACGCAAGCGCACCAACTGGCCGGATCGACTACCGCGCAAGCAAATACCACCAGCACCGGTGCGCTGGAAGCCACTTCCATAAGTTTATCCGGTGCGCCGTGCTCTCAAGGGGCTGTCGGCAGTACGGGCTCAGCTTCGCAGTCTCATGTTATAGCGGGCGCAGCGTCAAATCAGGCGCAGGCTTCTGCTACTGGAGCTATTGCGCAAGTTCATGCGCTGGCAGGGAGCGCCTCTGCACAAGCCAACTCAGCAGCCACAGGAATAGAAACACAGATTCACGTTTTAGTTGGCGCTCCCGCAATCCAGGCTAACGGCAGCGGTATCGGCGTCATCACTCAACTGGCTCAGCTAGTCGGCGCGACGAGTACGAATTCCAGTACATCATCAGCGGGCGCAGTTGCGCAAATCCACACCTTGCTTGGCGCTGCCTGCACACAAAGCCAATCAGCGGCAACAGGCGCGGAGACGCAAATTCACGTCTTGGCGGCAGTGTCATGCAGCCAGTCCAGCGCGAGTGGCACTGGTTCGATCACGCAAGCTGTGCAATTGTCAGGCGCAACGAACGGGCAAACAAATGCGGCCGGTACTGGAAATATTGCGCAGGTGCATGCGATTTCTGCTGCAGCCTGCGTGCAGGGCGCTGTGGCAGCGATTGCGGCTATTACGCAGGTGCATGCGCTTTCTGGCGCAGCAAGTGCAAATAGCGCATCAAGTGCGTCCGGTGCGGTAGCGCAAGTTCATTCGCTGGTTGGTACAGGAAGCGCGCAGACTAATGCGACCAGTGTGGCGGCTCTGGGCGAATTGATCATCTACATAGCCGGGGCTACGAGCTCGCAGGGCAATGTTTCGAGCAGCGCGACGGTAACACAGGCGCAGATGCTGGTCGGCGCGAATTCAGCGCAATCCGCCGTCTCACCAGGTCCGACTATCACGGCGTCTTATGTCTTGACCGTTGGCGCTTCCGCTCAAGCAAATAGCGCGCTCTCTGGCGCGGTGACACTGGTACAACAACTGGTTGGCTCTGCGTCATCGCAAACGAATCAGACATCAACAGGTCAAGTTAGTAACGAGATAATTTTGGCTGGTGCACCATGCAGTCAATCTGAAAGCTCGGCGGCGGGGGTTGTCGAACAAACTCACATCCTATCGGCCGGGGCGGCTACTCAGATAGTGCTATCGAGCGGCATGGCGATAACGCAGGAACACGCCATCATCTGCGCGCCAAGCGTGCAGGACAGCATTGCCGACTCATCAAGAATCGTTCAGGAATACCTGTTGTATGGTGCAAGCGGACTACAAATAAATAGTGCAGCCGCAGCCGTTGTGGCGATTACCTTTCTGCGGTACAAAACGCTCGCCAGCGTCTCGGCCAATAGATCGATGGTTGAGGCGTCTGCCAACAGGACGCTAGCCAGCGTATCGACCAATAGATCGATGGTTGAGGCGTCTACCAACAGGACGCTAGCCAGCGTCTTGGCCAACAGATTATTTTCAGAAACAACTATCGAGGCATAGCCATGAACACACTCATTACGGGAGACGACACGCAAGTGCCGATGACTCTACTGAAAAATGGAGAGACGTTCGCGATTAATCCGGCCGCGATCATAAAGGCGCGCTTGGTATCCACGAATCATGTCTATCCACTGACGGACGACATTGAACAATCATTCTCCGATCCAGGCGGGGATTGGTCTAAGTCGTTGGTCATGATTCAGTTGCCAGGAAGCGCTACGGTGCACGTCGGGCAGCAAGGGCCGGCGCTACTCGAAGTGCAAGTAGATGACAACGGGAAAGTGACATGGTTCACGGACATCAACATTGTTCTCGGGCAGATACCGTAATGGGCAACATGAACAACCTGGACTTTGGCGACCTGCTTCTGAAGGGTGCGCGCTGCCTAGCTTGTCGTGACGCCACACTAGGCGCATGTGCGAAAACCACGATGCCCTACTGAAAGCCAAGCCACCAGACGATCACGACATCTGGGGGCCGCATGAGTCCCCCTTTATTCGCGACCTGATCGAGCGCTGGACAAGCGACGGGCTGGAGCGATTCGGCCAGACAAGCGCAGAATTGCTGTTGTGGGTAGCGGGCAAGATGCACAAGCCTGGCCCGTCTGTAATTCGTCCCGGACCCATGCTGCGCTGGTCGGCTGAAGACCTGGCCAGAGTCAAGCAATTCCTTGAGGCATTGCCGCCTGAAGCCTTTACCATCAATGAATGGATGCTGGTAGTCGACTATCTGTTCCAGCGCTACCTGCCAGCCGACGCCATGATGCAAGAATCGCAATGGCAGATTGCGCGAGCCTCAATGATGGGGCGCGTGCAATCGAACATTGCCGCCATGTCTGCCGCCTCTGCTGCGCATATTGCCATGACGATTCCGGCCAGCGTGCCAGATATTGAGACGCAATTCGGCATCAGCGAGATACAGAGAGCCGCGATTGAGTTCGGTCAGGCGCGGTGCGCGCAGTACGTAACCAACGTCACCGACGGTCTTCGCGGCCGCATCAAGCTGGCCATTACTGACTGGCAGGAGCAAAAGTTCCTCGGCACGCCATCAAAAATTGCCAAGCAAGACCTGCAATCCAAGCTGCTGGATCAGTTCGGCGAGGCCAATCGAGACTGGCGAAGGATCGCCATCACGGAAGCCGGCGAAGCGGCGAATCAGGGGTTCATCGGGGCGCAACCGTTCGGGACGCAGGTCAAGCGGATTGAGCAGTACCGGGGTGTATGCCCGTTTTGCGCCTCTATCGACGGCAAAATCTATACCGTGGTATCGCCAGATAAGCACGACAAAGATGGCGATACCGAGGTCTGGGCGGGAAAGAACAACATCGGCCGATCAGCGGCACAGCGCAAGCGCACGGCGGATGGCTGGGTGAATCGAGTAAAAAATAAAATGCTGTGGGCTCCGGCAGGGCTTGCGCATCCGCATTGTCGCGGGCGCTGGGTTCGAGTCAATCTTCCCACACTCCCGATTGATGCTGAATTATCTAGTTGGCTACGACAACAAACTGAAGCGAGAAAAAAGAATGGCTGATGAGGTCGATCAAGCAAATGACAGGGCGCTGCGGGATAACGACTTATGCGTGAGTATGGCACGCGATGCGGCGGCGAGAATACCTGTGGGCGAGGCTGGTGATTGTGATACCTGCGGGTCTTGGAATGGACGCCTTGTTGGCGGCATGTGCTCCCCATGCCGAGATCGTTACTCACGAATGGAGGCTATCAATGGAAAACCGTAAAATGATGATCATCGTAACCGGCGAACTCGCCAAGTCGTATGTGTCTGCACATATCCGCACCCTACCCAGCGGCAAAGTGATTCAGATTAAGGCGCACAATGACCGGCGCAGCAAGAAAGTCGAGCCAGGCGAGGATTCGCGCACGCCGGATATGTTCAGGTCGCCATCGAAGCCCATGCCCAAGCGCGACATTCCTGACGAGTGCTGGCGCAATCCAGAGAAATGCACGCCAGATTTGTTCAGCGGGGATACGGAGCTAGAGGAAACGCAGAAAGTAGGCGCTGGCGGGACGGCGGTACCGAAGGAAGGATTGGAAGTTGTTCCGCTGAAAGACGTTCTTGCTAATCGTGAAGCGGAATTGGATGCCGTAGAGGCGGATTACGCAGAACAGCTAAAGGGATTTATCGGTGATCTTTCCGCATTGGATAGCAAAGTAACGCCTGTTCGAGGAAAAAAGGAAAATAAAGATGCCTTGAATGAACGCGCTGGCAAGGCACGTCGGGATTACGAGCAAAGGATGCGCGACATAAGCATCAAGTACGATAAGATCATCAAGTTGCACCCGGAAGAGATTGCACGCAGAGCAGAGTCAAAACGCATCAACGAAGCCGCTGCCGCATCCTTACCTGCGAAGATGGGCGCTGGAACTACAGACCGGATGACCAAATCCAAGCCGCGCACCCTGTTCGTTAAATCCCACATCAAGCAATTCACCCGCAAAGACGGCACCATCGTCAAAGAACACTACGACAAGCGTACCAAGAAAGCGGAAGCCCTCGTCCCAGGACGCAATCCTGGTGCGCCAGACGAAGGCAAAGACCCGGAAGACATTCGCGGTTCAGCCCACGGCTACGGCACCCACAACATCGAGGAAGGCGACGCCTTGAAATTCAATGCTGGCGACTTTAAGGGCGGCGGCAGGGTCAAGTCCGTCGGCAAGGATGGCGCAGTTGTCACTGACGAATCCGGACGCGATCATAACGTGCATTGGCATGAGGTGACGGGATTCAAGGCGGATCGTGGCGACGGCGGGAAGAAGTCTCCTTCTGATGGCGGCAAGCCCGTGAAAGAAGGCGACGATGAGCCAAATAAGGGTCAAGGGAAGGCGTCAACGGTTCTTGGCAAGCAAGAGCCAATCCCAGCCGAATCCTTCAAGGCCAGCGACTATGCAAAGTCGCATGATCAGTCCGACGTGAGCGTCGATAGCATTCTGGCGAGCTTCCCGGAAGACACGAAGGGGAAGATTGCGAAGGCGGCTGATCGGCTGGCGAACATCGAAGAGACGTTCAAAATGTTTCACGCCGACGGAGAGTGGACTACTGAGCGGCAAGAGCTGCACAGGAAAATCATGTTTGACGGCGTGGTTGGAAAGGATGAAAACGGGGATGAGGTGAAAATACCTGGGATTCTATCGCCCGAACGGCAAAAGGCAGCGCGACCACAGGACGGTGATCTGCCCACATTCGTTCTTCTTGGCGGCAGGGGTGGATCGGGGAAGAGCTCTCTCAAGGGGCTGGTCTATGATCCCGAGCAATGCATCGTCCTGGATGCGGACCATATCAAGTCCATGCTTCCGGAGTACGAAGGATGGAATGCCGC